TCACGATCGTCCGTAAGGTCCAGGTCGTGACTGTCGCCGATGAGGCGACGGTCCCTTCCGAGGCCGTGGACGGAATCCAAGACCCGATGTGCAACTGCGACGGCTGCAAAGCCGAGCGGAGGCGCGTCGAGTCGAGGAACCGTGAGCTCTACTTCAGGTGCGGAAACCCGCGAGGGCTCCACATCCGGATTTAGAGCATCGGGAGATGTTGTGATTGGAGTGGTGTAGACGTAGGCTAAGGATCCGTAAACCCCCTACTAAGGAGGAACGGTGAAAAGCCTAACGTCACTCTGGTCCTGTACGGCACAAGAAATGGCCGTACGATGTTGCACGAGCGCCACGCGCGACATAACTACTGTCGTGCGTCGGACTGAACACGAGGGGCTATCGTTTCTAGCGATAACCCTGGCGGACTTTGGTAAGGCCATCCAAAAATGGCTAGACCAAGGTTTCGTCGTCCCTTCGGACGCTCCAGCTTTCAAGCTGAATCGTCGTACTGGTTTCCCGGCATTCCTGTCGGGTTTCCTTGGACGTGTGTTTAGTCCTAGTAGCGGTGCGCTCCTGGACAATCCGGACATCGAAGCAATCATTGCTTTACGTGAGTTAACACTCATGTTCAGCAAGACCGCCCTCCCTGAGGACTCCCGTGAAGGAGTTCTCGGTAGCACTTCAAACCGAAAGGTTGTCAGTGCCGCCCGTGAGAGGCTGGCGATGTCTGAATTTGTTCAGTGTGAGCAGGAAGTGAGAGATGCAGATGCACGTTTGGATCCTCAGTACCTCGAGGATTTCAAGCGGATGTCTGCAATGCTATTCTCGGATGTATTCGCAAAAGTAGACAGAGATGTCTACTGGATGCGGCTCCGGGGCCAGCATGGACCAGGCGCTGTCGCTGATAAGCTTTCCAGCAATGGAAAGTGGAATCAGCGAACCTGGCCCTCTAGACTCGAGCCTTTCTTTCCGGCCGAGTCTTTTCTCGTCCCGAATCCCGGTTTCAAACCGGAACTGGATGAGAAACTCACGTTCCTCGAACCCGGTGCCGAGGTCCCCGTGAGGGTGATCGCGGTACCTAAAACGCTCAAGACACCTCGTGTCATTGCTATGGAGCCGACTGCGATGCAATATGCGCAGCAGGCTCTGAGGCAAGGACTACGAAGCGCGATACGGG